TGTTTATCGTTGGCAGTCCTGCGCTTACCTTTCCGTTGATAATATCCATTACTTTCGGCAAACTATCTCTTACGCTTACTTCAGTCCGCTTCGGGCTTATACTGGTTATCTTTGCCATCTTCGCACCCGTTTCGCTAATTAGCGTTTCAATCGGTTCGGAATAATCCAAATCTGACAAACCCAAACTTAACTCGCGAAATTGACGTTTTTGTGCAAGGTGGTTTATCTCCAAATTCCACGTTGGAAGATTCGCACCACCTCCAGCGTATTGGTCCATCATCATGATGTACTTAATCCAGTCGCTTTGGTCCTGACTGATAAACTCGCCTTTTACGTTCAAATCGTTTCCGATCACCATCGCGTCAAACTGTTCGCCTTTGATTCTCCTTGACAAAATTTGCTTCGCGATTGCCTTATGGGGTTCGAAGTAAAAACTTTCCGGTCGGAAGTCGTGCAGAATCGCGTTGAGTTCATGCGGACTGAACAGTATCGTGCTTAATACCTTCGCTTCGAGTTCTTTGTTGTTTAGAGTTATCATAATCGGTTTTTTAGGTATGGTGGAATCGGTTCGGATTGGGGTTTATCTTTTTTCAAATTACCATTTTTGTCTTTGAACCAATTGTTTCTAATTTTTAATTTCCAATTTAGAACTGGTCTCTTTTTTTTGTCCTTCCAAGCCATCTGTTCATAATACTCAAAAGCATCTTTAGCGTATTTTACTGGAACGCCTAACTCCATAGCATAAGCAACCACATCTGACAATTTTGGAATTTCACCGTGAATGCTATTATCTTCTTTTCTTTCTTTATCTTCTTTATATTCTTTAGTTGTTGCCCTCTGCCTGCCCTCTTCCTGCCCTCTGCCTGCCCTCAAAGTGACCGTTTGACTGCCCTCTTGACCGTCTGTACTTTGCATTTTATCCCATTTTACAAGGGTTACGAGTTGCCCTTTGTCTGCCCTTTTGCGTGTCACTTCTCCGCTATCTTCCAATTTTTTGATTGCCGTTCTGATTTGCTTAACGCTCAATCCAGTTCCAAATGCAAGGGTTTCATATGAACAAACCAAACCACCTTTTGGTATTTTAATTCCCTTCCATTTCCTTTCCTCGTAGTTCACCTTGCATAACAAATAAATCAGAAGCCGGGACGCATTGTGATCGTCCCACCACTCCCAATCTATTAAATTTCGATGTAGTTTAATCCAACCGTTATCCATTACGACTGAATTTTTGTTTTTGAAAATTTGTATTTATATCCAGCATATTTACCTTGCCAATCCCACACCGGTCCGCGTTGGCAATAACCATGTTCAATCAACTCATTAATAGCCGACTGAATTGAATGCTTACCTTCTTTTACCTTAGTAGAAAACCAAGACACTGTAAAATCATCTTCCAGCGAGTTTGATAATACTACGAGCATCAATCCCTTTGCTTTCAGTGAAATTTCGTTGTCGTCAAATACTTCTTGTATATATTCCATTTCAAATAAAATTAAAAATCCCCTATCGAATTTGGGGCAGTCAGAGAAAACCAAAAACAATAGGGGATTAAAACAATGTCGTAAGCCTCTGACCGCATTACGAATACAAATATAACCCTTTCCAATTAAAAACCAAAAAAAACCGACCCAAATCGGATCGGTTCTTTGTCATTTGCTATCCATAACGGTTATGAAACGCCTCTACACGCACCCCACCCGACTTAATCTACTCATGGAGACTGGATAGCCCTACCCTTACCGCGACAACGGCAAACGTTCTAATGTGGGGTTTTTAAATAATTTTCAATCTTCTTAATCAAATTCTTTTCCCAATCCAGTCCATATTCAATCATGTTCTCAACAACCTTTACAGATTTAATTACAGTCGAATGGTCACGGTTTACGTGCGCTCCAATTTCGTGCAAACTTGCGTTGGTATATCTTCGAGCGAAATAGCAAACTATGTGACGGCATACGACAAGCGTTCGGTGTCGGTCTGCACTACGAATATCACTAACCGATACATTGGATACGTGTGCGACTAAATTAACAATAGCACTCGGTGTAATAACCCCTTCTTCACCCAATTTATCATTCTCGCATATCATTTCTCGCTCTCGGATTAAATACTTTGCTTTCACTTCGGGAGCGATACGCACCGCCCCCGATTCAAGTTCGTTGAATAGTTGTTCGAGTAGGGTCATAGCGATTGAGTTATTTCTTGTTCAAGTTTACGTTTTTTCTTTATCGACTTGTATTTTTCGTATGCTTCTGATTTGGGTTGTGTTTGGCCTAACCCCTTGCAGTAATAGTCATTTCTCAAAATACATCGTGCCATTCGTCTCCAAGACGGGGCCCATTGCTTTACTTCCAGTGAGTGTGGTGCTTCGTCTGGTATTGAATCGTAACCTCTTTGCATCCAACCAGCAATAAACTTCTCAAAACGTTCTCGATAGTTTTGTTGCGTTTTTTTAGGCAAAGACTTTAGTAAGAAATTAGTATAGCTTTGCCATGTATGACCATCGGGTTTGTCAACGCTATTATTACCATTTATACTACCTCTTTCTTTTATGTATAACGCACCGGAATTTACACCGCTTACTCTTGCGAGTAGTTTATACCAAGTCATCGGTTCTAAAATATGATACAACCAAAGACCTTTTTTTTGATCATCACCATAAGGTTGACACAATCGTTGATCGCCAAATTTAACTCCAGCTTTTGTCATCATGTCGTAAACCTTATTGTAGGGGAGTTCTTTGTTTTTAAGATGAAATATCCAAATATCTTCTGTTCTCCAATCATATATTGGATAAACGTTGTAAAGTCCTTTTGAAACACGGGTTGTCCATTTATATCCTTTGTGCATTAAACCGTCTTTTTGAGAAGTTATTGCACGGTATCTATGTAAACTTTCGTCTGACCTAATACCAATAAATCCCCCAGTCATTTTGCCTTTTGAATACCATACACCAAACAAAACCATAAGTTCTTCAAACTCCATTTTAGGAACGTAAAAATCGTATTGAGTTAAATCGGATGCCAGTTTTGGTTTAGGGCGAACCCATAAATCTTTTTTTGATTCATCCCAACACACCCATTTTGGTTCAAAGTCTGAAACTGCATTGCGTAATAATAACTCACCACAAAACCAATGAAGATCGATATTATCTTTGTATAGATCAATCATATCTTCAATATGCGATATTGTAGATTGGTATTGCGCTTCAAGGTCAATAATTAAAAGACCCACTTTTCTGTTTCGCTTTTTTGCCTCTTGCATAACAAGGTGCGTCATTACGGACGAATCCTTTCCGCCCGAAAAACTTATATACAACCTTTCAAAATCATCAAATGCCTTTGATATTCTTTGTCTTGACGCTTCTAATACGGAAACATCTAATTCTACTTTTCTGCTCATAATTAATAAAGTTCAATTTGTTTACCAGAGTTTAATGCTTCGTGCATTTCAACTTCTTCCCTATTGTTTAATAATAACCACTTATTAAGGTATTCCAAAGCTATCTCGTTTGCAATTTGCCTTTTTTCTTCTGGAATTTCAAACCAAGCCCCAGAATATTTTGAAGGTATGCCCGAATCAATGCAGACTGCCGCTTGACCGAGCCAAGCTATACGGTTCATTGATTTGTTTGTTAAGTAGTGTTCGCATGAATATTTCCATTCAGTAATAACACCGTTCAAAGCATTTCTGAAACGATTTGAATCAGTTATTATTTCAACAAAGGATTTTCTACATTGATCGTTGTCTAATGTTGGATGTTTACTTTCGTAGAACCCACATTTATGGCATTCCCATTTGTCAAAAGTGTGAAATATTCGGTCTGGGTCGTTTGTGTTTCCAGCCCGATATTGCTCAATTTCAATAGGCAATAATTTGTCGTGAACCGGAATATATTTTTCGTTTGAATCTTCAGAAACCCAAGCGCGTGAAAAATCTTTGTCTGAAAACAAATGCTCCAAACCTGATATTTGACAAAGTCTTAACACCTCTTCTTCATCCATACCGAGTTGTTTTGAAATTCTCTTATTTGACCAATTACGGTTTTTTAATTCAATTACAATCTCGCTCATTGCATCAACCTGATGTTTTCCTCTCGCTCTATTGTGTCGAATAGTCGAAGCTATACGATCGTTTTTACCCGACTGTTCTTTTCTAATATCAACAACTGGTAAATAACCCTTTACTCGATCACGGACAACAACAGACTCTTTTCCTACTCTATTACGGTGAAACCCATCAATTACCTCTGTCTTGCCCTTTTCTGGATTCGACCATGAAACGATTGGCTGCGTATATCCATCGTTCATTATTGACACTTCCAACAGTTCCATTTCTGGAGGAGCAACTTTGTTCGGGTTATAATCGTTGGCTACAACGTCATCGCTTAAAACCCACTTTACAAAATCAACTGGTTCATTTTTGAAAGGTGATTGATTGTGGATTGCTTCTCGAATAGCGTTTATTTCTTCAACTTTTTCCTCAAAAGAAAGAGTTGATAAGTGCATATTTATTTGTCTGATTATACTTTCTCTTGTTTTCATATTAAAGTGATTTATTATGTTCGTTAATCAATCCGTTGATGGTATGGATTAAGTCCATAACCTTCTTGACTTGCTCGACTTCTTCCGGATGAATGTCGATGTCCTCTAACGTGAATTTAACTTCTCCGCCCGAAATGATTGCAGTCAAATCGTCTGTGTGGGCTTGGATTCGATTGCTGAACCCAGCACTGATATTTACTTCTTGGATTTTCATAATAAAGAATTTAGATAGTTGCGACATTCCTCGACACGGGTCTGTAATTCTTGGATGTCGTATTGGTTATAAATAATGTCAAACACTTTCACTCGGTACTTGGCATCAACGTTCTCGTAGCTGACCTGATTCGCTCCATACAGATCCGTTGGCGTGTCCATAAGGACGTAAACGAGTTGCGCCTTTTTAAGACCCGTCAGGTGCATATAAACCTGGAGTTGATAATAGTAGTCCTTATTGGGTATCTCCGTGTCGAATAAAGGGAAGGTGAAGCAGTCCCACGGGGATTTGATATCTATTACCGTATCGCCCAGAATCACATCGGGCGTTCCCGTGAAATACTCGTCTTCGAAGTTCTTCTCGTTCTTTTCGGGCATAAACCAACCGAGATGATCCCCAGCCAATTCGATGGCATCTTCTTCGACTTCGATTCCCTTCGTAAGGTATTTCGATTCGATTTCCTTACGTTGCCCGTAGATGGACTCCTTTAACCATTCTTGAAGGTAGGACTGTGTTGTTTTAGACAACTCTCCTTTCTTACGTGAATTGGTCATTATCTTTCCAGCTTGTGATGCTCTTATCTTAAACATTTGTCAAAGTTTTTAGGTTAGCACTTGAAATGGTGTATTTTTTCTGAATTGATTCGACTTTGCCCCCACCTTGAACGAACTGGACCGCTTTATCCCATTGCGAAGTGTTTGGCGTTAGTTCAGGTTTTTTCTTAGGCGATTTGATGCGAAGCGCGTCAACTGTTTGTCCGAACGCGCGGACTTGTTCTACTGTTATTCCGATTTCAACACCCGTCCAATCCTCAATGAATGGACTTCCACAAAGTCGTTCGATTGCCTTTGAATTGGTTACGTTGAGTATCATCGGTTTGTTTCCTTTAAGGTAAGCTACGGAACAGACCTCTTTTTTCCCGTCTGATCCGGTCACTTCTTCCGATACGACTTTGGTTATTGTCGCATTGATTGTGGGATTAGTCGTTTCGCCATCGAGTAGGTCGTGCGAACCGAGATAATGCGGATTGTGTAATTTTTTCCAGTGTGTTTTCATAACTATTGAATTGGTTAATAACTGGAAGCAAAGATAACCATTATTTGCAAATATGCAAACAGCAACACAAATTTTTTACAATTATTTTCGGTCGGGTAGGTATCGCATGAGTAGAAGTAGGCCAACCAATACGGCCAATGCGTAGATGATCCGCTCCAAATTCGCCCAAATCGAATCTCCTTTGGTTCGGTACACTACCTTTTCAACAGGCACGGTTCTATATAAGGTGTCTCCAGGACATTCCACTTCGTACCGAATCCATTCGCCTCGAACGTATATTTGCCCTCTAACGCCATTTGTATCGACTGGTATGGTAACGTTCAGACTGCACGGCTTTAACTTCGGTAATCGAACTGAATCGGATGCGGACTGACCTTGTGTGATTATGGTGTCTCGAATCGTGTCCGTTTCAATAATTGTCGGGTCTTTCAAAATTGCACGGGTTAAGTGCCATTCTGCTGAACAACTGCACAAGAACAGTGCAAATATG